TAGATTGTGTAAATAATAATGAATTAAAGCAAACAGAACATAAAAATAGGTTTGGTAGTGTCAGAAAATCACCACTTAAAGTTAATAGAAAAGATAGTAATATAAATAGAATTGGGGATTGGGTGTATTCTAAATCACAATTAATAAAGCAACCTCAATTTACTCATTGCATACAAACAGCAGTCTATTCAAAACATTTTAAAAATAAATATAAACCATATTTAATTTATGTATCAGAAGCTGATTATACAATTTTTACACCTGATAATTGTTGGGAACTTACCCCAAAAGGTTTGGAATATTTTTTTAGAAAATTCATACAAATAAACATAAAAAGACAAGAACTATTAAGAGCTTCCAATGGTAGCATTAAAAGATTGGCTTGTTTAATTGATGTGGATTGGTCTGAAATTAGAAATTATAAATCTAATTTTATGCTAAAGAACTATGAAGAAGAAGATATGCAAAGATTGGAGGACTTTTATGAAAAACTATGAACAATATTTTACAAACGAAATAGAAAAATTAAAAGAAGAAATTAAAAAACTTAAAAACAAAGATAATGATGTCATAAAAAATACATTATGGTGTAATTGTAATCATAGCAGTAAAACTTATGACCTTAATCATTGCACATGGTGTGGTGGAAAACATCAATTTGATTATGAATATAAACATAGGTAGAAAATATGTCAGATAAATTAATGCAAACACTTGCTAAACTACAAACAGATAACAGAAAACTAAAACAAGAATTAAAAATTAGGGATCAGAAACTTATTGAAAGGGATGAAACTATGAAGATTGCTAATGAAGAATATCAAAAATCTTTGGCTAAATTAAAGGATGATTTAGCTTTTAAAGATAAAGTTTTAAAATCATTAAGACCCAAACCAAAAATAAGAAAGGTAAAAAAATGAAGATTGATCCTATTGTAAAAGATATTTTAAATGAATTAAAATTTAATCCTGCTGAATGCTTATGGGAAAAACATGGTGCTACTTGTATGAAGCATAGATACATAGAGATAGCAGGACAGAACAAAGGTGTAGTTATTAATAGTTTAGAAGAAGTTGAGAAAAATTCAGCAGAGGGTGTGGTTGCCATTAAATGTACTGCTAGTCTTGGCAAATCAAAAGTTATAACTTATGGCGAAGCCACACCAAAAAATAATAAAAATAGTTATCCTTATGCAATGGCAGAGAAAAGAGCAGTTGATAGAGCTATATTAAAATTGATTGGCATACATGGTTTTGTTTATTCAGATGATGAAGTAAATGAACCCATGTTAATTGAAACAACACATCCAGTTCCTAAACTACACATTGCAACTAATCAAGAAAAAGTTGATGACATTTACATTGCAACAA